TATTTATTTAGATACTATGTGGGTAAACTTTCAAAAAAAATATGAATTTAATCCTCCACACACTCATACAGGAGTTTTAAGTTTTGTTATATTTATACAAATACCTTATGATTTAAAAGAAGAAGAAAAATGTTTTAAAATTAAACTAAGTAAAGATAATAGTAATCAAACTTCAAAATTTGGTTTTTTAAATACAGATTATAAAGGTAAAATAATGTTAAATGTTCTTGATGTAGATAAAACATTCGAAGGTAAAATGCTTTTATTTAATGCAAAACAAATGCATACAGTATTTCCTTTTTACACTAGTGATGATTATAGGATCACTGTAAGTGGAAATATAAAAATAAAAGTTTAATCTATTATGCCTTTAGGCTGCCAGTTAAAAGGAATAGCATATTTATATTCATCCTCTAAATTTCTAAGTGTGTAATGTTCTAAGAAAGAAGAAAATACAACAAACTTACCTTTAGCAGGTTTAACCTTTTGATTAATTGCAGGAAATATCAACTCTTGTTCACTATCATTTAAATAAAGAACTCCTGATAAATACTGACTATAGTGATCGTGAAGTTGAGTGTAGTTTGTAAGACCCAGTTTTATACCCCAAGCTTCTCTTAAACTAAACGGCCTAAATTTATATTTTAAAGTATCCAGTTGATTTAAGATACGACTCAATATTTCCATAAATTTTTTATCATTATTAAAGTAGTGAAATTTTGTGTGAAAGCCTTTTACATTTGTTTTAAAACTAAGGTTATCATTTTCAGAAATACCCTTATCTATTTCTTTTATAAAATAGTCACTATCTATATTTTTTATGTTTCCAGACACAAAAATATAGTCAACATCTATCCTAGATATGATTTCTTTGTCTGTCGTTAGCATATTTTTATTACTTTCATATTTTTTAAGTATATAGTATACACCATTATATGCTACAAAAAATAGGATTTCAACCAGGTATTAATAAGCAAATCACACCTACAGGAGCAGAGGGACAATGGGTAGATTGTGATAATGTTAGATTTAGATATCAAATACCTGAAAAAATAGGTGGTTGGAATCAATTAGGTACATTAAATGAAAATGAATTAACTGGAGCAGGTCGAGGATTACATCATTTCATCAATAGTTTATCTAGAAAATACGCTATCATAGGAACAAATAGAATTTTATATGCATACTCAGGTGGTGTATTTTATGACATACATCCTATCGAATCTACAACTACGCTTACAAATGCATTTACCACGACTAATGGATCACCAACAGTAACTATAACTTATTCTAGTGCACATAATTTAGTGCCTGGTGATATATTGTTAATGGATAATTTTACAGCAATTACAAATTCTAATTTTAGCGCATCAGATTTTGATGATAAAAAATTTATGGTTGCATCAACACCAACCAACGTCACTGCTACAATAACAATGCCTTCAAATGAAACAGGATCTGGTGCAACAACATCAGGTGGTATTAGAATACAAAAATATTATACTGTGGGTCCAGCTGTGCAAGCAAAAGGTTTTGGTTGGGGATTAGGATCTTGGAGTGGTGAAGCTGCT